AACACGAAGTTTGATTTTCCTAAAGGATCGTTGAACGTTCCGATGTTGCCAGCAAAAGCCGCTGAAGCAGTTGACGAAGCAAACACGTCATTTACGAAGTTCATACAGAGCGACAAGAGTCCAGTCCTTCGCGGTTACACAAAGCACTGGCTAGGTCTTGTGTTTGCGCAGTACGACAGTGCAACGCTGAACGTATTGTCGTGATACACGACAACACGGTACCAGCGTTCGCGGTTGGTATAGTGGTTGGTGTCGTCGTTGCCGTCGTAGTAATGGCGATACCGTTCGTCTTGTTCGTGTAATGCCGACAAGACCACAACAGTTCAAGCCACCACAATGGCGGCCGTACAACAAACCAACGTTCAGTAACGATCCATTCTATCAAACGTCAGCATGGCGCACACTACGTGCGTCATGTCTGCAACGTGATGGTTTCAAGTGTACTGTTGTTGGTTGTCGTACACCAACGCAACGTTTGACAGCACACCATATCATCGAGCGAACCAATGGTGGTGTTGATGCATTGTTCAATCTATTAACGCTGTGTACCAACTGTCACAACAGAACGCATGGTAAGCGATGATGGAGACAATATGATTGCTAACGTGTTGTTGCTTTTGTTTGTGTTGGTGTTGCTGGTTATTTTTTTCAGGTAAAAAGAAATCTACCGCGCGGTTAGTTATTACAGTGCCAAGATGGTAACCATGCCGGAAGAACCCGCCCCGTGGTGGGGGTCTTGTATCTCTGGCACATGAGGGGCTGCAACCGGCCAACAGGAAAACTTACACGTCCACAAAATGGGGAGATTCGATGAAAACGACGAAAACGACCGTGGATGAAGTATCGACAGGGTCACAGCGACCGATTGATAGTGCTTGAGGGGAAAACATGCCTTACTTACAAAACCTTTTGATGCTTCTTGATGAAATCATCAACACCATTACAGGCGGCTACCCCGACGAAACGGTTTCGTTGCGGCTCGCACGCAAGCGCAATCTAGGAATTTGGTACGGCTGCGTTGGCTGTTGGCTTCTTGGCAAGATCGTGAAGAACCATTGCGACAACGCAATAGCCAATGAAGCCGCGTCTGTTAAGGCTCGCGGCCTATGAGCACGCTTGAAGAGAAACTACAGCACGTAAGCGACACAGCTAAGGCGCGTCGGGTTCGCTACTCTGAAGTCAAACCAATCATTGAGGAAGCAATCGCGGAGTTGGAGCGGTTGCGCGAATTCGAATTCATGTACCAAGGACTAACCAAGTAAGATGGCCACCGTATACGTTCAATCAAACGACCCGCTGTTTCAAGGCGCGGAGTCAAGCGTCTGCCGCACAGGCGCTATTATCTCTACTTCGGACACGGTTGATATCGCAGTACATCCCAAGTCGGTTGTTGCTGCAACGGCTGGTACTCTTGTTGTGTTGCCGCTGAAGAATTCGGACGGCGCGAACGCGTCCGGTATTCTTACTTTCACGGGACAGCCCGCCAACACCCAAACCGTTACGATAAATTCAAAGGTCTACACCTTTCAAACGGTTCTGACGAACGTAGACGGTAACGTGTTCATTGGCGCGACTGCCGCAATCTCGTTGGCTAACCTTTTCGCTGCGTTGACGTTGTCCGCTGCCGGTTCCGGCTCAGCCTACGCCGCTGCCACTACGGCACACACCACAGTTGCTGGCACGAGCGTCGCGGGGCTAAAGCTTACCGCAACGTCTCTATTGAACGGCACTGCCGCGAACGCTTACGCTTCGACAACAACGGTTACCGGTGCAAGCTGGTCAGCGGCAACATTGCTTGGCGGTGTTGCTGGCGTGTATGTCACGTTCGGTTCTGTGCTCGCTGGCTATGTTGTCCCGTTCCGCGTCCGGCGTGTTAACGCAACCGGTACGTCGGCAACCTGTTACGCACTGTACGACTAAGGGAATTGAACTATGGCCCGGCCGCGCAAGCCTACGGCTGCGTTGGAATTGAACGGCGCATTTGATAGAAACCCCAAGCGAGCTAAGGAACGTGAGAACGAGCCTAAACCGCTTGGGAAGATTGGTGAACCACCCGACTCGCTCGCTAAAGAAGCGGCTGCGGTGTGGCGTGACATGGCCGCTGAAGCACATTGGCTTACGAGCGCCGACAGATTCCTTTTGGAAATTGCCGCTAAGTACATGGCGTATTTTCAAGGCGGGGGTGGCGATACCAAAACGATTGGCCAACTCATAACGGTATTGAACAAGTTAGGATTCGGTCCTGCCGAAAGAAGCAAAATCAACGGCCCGAAGCCCAAAGAAGACGAAGGCGAGTCCGAAGGAGTCCTTGGTCGCATCAAGCGCAAGTAAGAAGTACCCGCATTGTGAAGCGGGCGTTGCGTATTGTAAATCGGTTGTTGCTGGAGTCGTTCCGGCGTGCGTGTTTGTTCAGCAAGCCTGCAAGCGACACCTTGACGACTTAGAGCGGAAGAATTGGCCTTACTACTTCGATAAGGCGGCGGCTGAAGAGATTTGCGAATTCTCTTGCATCTTCCCGCACATTAAAGGGCCTCTTGCTGGCCAGCTTCTGAAGCTTGAGGGATGGCAAGCGTTCATCCTGTCTTGCATATTCGGTTGGAAAATCACCGCGAACAAGAAGCGAAGGTTCCGCCGCGTCTACATTGAAATGCCGCGAGGTAACGGCAAGACAACCATTAGCGCGACACCGGCACTTTATATGCTGGCGGCTGACGGCGAGGGCGGCGCGGAAGTCTACAGCGCGGCCCGCGTCAAAGATCAAGCCAAGATTGCCTTTGGCATCGCTCAACACATGGCGCGGAAATGTCCGGCGTTCAGAAACGAACTCGGCGTCGATGTTATTGCTCACCGTATCGTGCACACCCGGAGCGCTTCGTTTTTTGAAGCTGTGTCTTCTGATGCGGACTCTTTGGACGGCAAGAACGTTCACTTTGGATTGATTGACGAACTACACGCGCACCGCACGAGGGATGTTTATGACGCTATTGAAACGGGCTGCGGCAAGCGCGACCAAGCTATCCTTTGGGCTATTACTACGGCTGGCAGTGACAAGACAGGTATTGCCTACGAACAGCGCGCATATGCGCTTAACATTCTCAAGGGAGTCGTTGAAGATGATTCCTACTTCGGAATTGTCTACACGATAGACGAAGGCGACGATTGGACCGACCCGGAGATACACCGCAAGGCAAATCCGAATTACGGCGTTTCGGTTGAGGAAAAAAACCTAAACGATATGTGCAAGAAGGCGCAACACTCGCCAGCTTCACGCGCCGCGTTTCTGACGAAGCACTTGAACGTGTGGGTGTCATCTAATCAGGCTCTTTACCCGGTAGACAAATGGGACGCTTGCGCAGACGATTCATTAGACATTGCAAACTATGTTGGGCGCAAATGTCGTATTGCTGGCGATTTGGCGTCTAAGGTAGATATCGCGGCTGTCAATCTGGTCTTTGATGAAGACGACGGGACTGTAACAACCTTTTCGCGGTTCTACGTGCCAGAGTCGGCGTTGCTTGAGACGAAGAACGCTTCGTACGTCGCTTGGCAGATTGAAGGCCATCTTACTGTCACTGATGGCGACGTTATCGACTTCAACCGGATTGAATCAGACATTCGGGAAGACCTAGCGCGGTTCGAAGTTCTAGAATTGGGATTTGACCCGTGGCAGTCAACGCAAATGTCGACCTCGTTGATGGGTGAGGGCGCGAACGTAGTTGAGTTTCGTCAAGTGGTGTCGAACTTTTCAGAGCCAACTAAGGAATTGGAAAGCCTAATGCGTACCGGAAAAATCCGGCATGAAGGTAATCCCATTATGTCTTGGATGATTGGCAACGTTGTTGGCCACTACGACGCGAAAGACAATGTCTACCCGCGCAAAGAGCGACAAGAAAACAAAATAGACGGTGCCGTTGCGCTGATTATGTCCCTTGGCTTGAAGCTGAAGGGCGAAGTGCAAAGCGGCTCTTACCTTTCAACAAATGATTTGATGATTCTTTAGGGGGTTCAATGCGGTCATACATTAAGGACGGCATTGGACTAATAGGGGTTGGACTTGTTTCATACGGCGCTTGGCTCGTATTGCCTGCGGCTGGATTCATCACAGGCGGTATGTTCTTAATCGTCGGAGTCATTCTATTTTCAAGGTCTGCAAAAAAGTAAATGGGGATTTTTGATAACGTAGCGTCATCTTTCGAAAAGAAGATGACCAGCATTGCAGACTACACATGGGCTGAAATATTCCCGCACACAAACGCAAAATCTGGAGTCTCTGTCAACGTTGATACGTCGCTTCGCGTAACAACGGTGTTTGCATGTTGCCGCGTTCTTGCGGAAGGTCTGGCGCAACTCCCCATCAACCTATTTCAGGTTGACCCGGTAGACGGCTCTAAGACTCCGGTAAAGAATATTTCGTTGCTGAAAATTCTTCAGCGCCGTCCGAATGATTGGATGACTTCTTTCGAGTTGCGCGAAACGATGATGTTTCACGCTGTTCTCACCGGTAACGCCTATGCGTACATCGGTTGGGGCGGAAACCCGAAACGAGTCATGGAATTGATTCCACTCGTGCCATCGCGGGTTGTGATTCAGAGGAACATTGATTACAGCCTGACATATTACGTGTCGGGACTTGATGGCGGTCAGACTAAAATCCCCGCTGAAAACCTTCTGCATATCAAGGGGCCTTCTTGGAATAGCTACCTTGGAATGGATGCTGTTCAATTGGCCCGCGAAGCTATCGGCCTTGCGATCACCACCGAAGAGACACACGCCAGCTTGCACGCCAACGGCGCGCAGCCGGGCGGCGTTCTAGCGGTCAAGGGCAGATTGGACCAACCGGCCCGTGAACGGCTTAAGCAGTCGTGGCAAGCCTTCCAAGGCGGTGTTTCCAATAAATTCAAGACTGCTGTTTTGGATGTTGATGCAACTTGGACTCCGCTGCAAATGAAGGGTGTTGACACCCAACATTTAGAGACGCGCCGATTTCAAATCGAAGAAATCTGCCGGGCCATGCGGGTGTTTCCGCAATTGGTCATGCACACCGACAAGACTTCGACGTTTGCAAGCGCCGACGCGTTCTTTCTAGCGCACGTCACCCACTCGCTTATGCCGTGGATTCGTCGTTGGGAAGAAGCGATTGAACACAGGTTGCTTGACGACGAAGACAATGTGATTTGCAAGTTTAACACCGCAGCGCTTTTGCGGGGTGACGACGCTGCACGCGGTAATTTCTACATGCAGGCGCTAGGCGGCGCTCGCGGTGAAACTGCGTACATGACTCGTAACGAAGTCCGCGCATTGGAAGACTTGAATCCAATCGAGGGCGGCGACAAGCTTTTGATTCCGCAAGTGCAGGCACCAGTTGACCAAGCGCCACCGGGTAAAGACCCGAATGCAGTTGATGATCCGTCGAAACCGGGCGCAACAGCACCCGCGAAGCCCGGTGCGAAGCCCGCTAACCCGAAGAAATCGGAATTGTTGGCCGACATTCGAGCGAAATTAGAGGCTTTGGAAGCGTCCGAAGACGAAAAAATAGCCGCGTAACGACCAGCGATAGCGGCTATATTTCTTTTGAAATCAGGTTTTGCAAACGCTTTTTGCTCAATTCAAGATCAAAAATTAGATCAATGAATAGCTCTAGCGGGTTTTGCGCGGGCTCGACTTGATTTACTTCGGCGTTCACAAGAATTCTAAGCACAAGCCGTGTTACGGCTGGCAACTGCAAGTCACCGCTGACGTATCGCCGCGAAGTTCTAGCGTCAACGCCAAGCATCTTCGCGGCGTGAACCTGTGACCAACCTAGCCGGGCGATTGCGCGGCTGTATTCGGTCACAGGGTAATCGTATTTACGTTCGGGTGGCATTTACAATCCCAACGCCTTCAGTTGGTCGCGGTCGCGGATTGTTTGAGCTATCACACGGGCGCGTGCGGGGGTGTCCATAGCAGCGCCGAAGCCTTCCCCGGTTTGAAGTGAGTATTCGGTCGGATTGCTTTCGAGCATCAGGCCGTAAAGAGCGGCTTCGATATCTCGAAACCCGTCAGTGCCAGTAAGCTTGAAATTTGCGGCCTTAAATATTTCAAAAATTGTTTCCGCGCAATCGTTGATTACGCACGCCGCCTCTTTGGCGCGCTCGTAGGTGCCTTCCGGCGCATTGGCTGCGCACTCTTGAAGGTTCGTTAGCCGGTTGTGTAGCTCGCGATTCCTAAGTGTCATTTGTCATCCCCTAAAATATTGATCGCAGCAGACTCAGAATAGGGCCAATCGCCCTACTTAGTCAACATCTATTTTGTATTAAAAAGAAGAATCTTTGCCAATGAACCGCATTATTTGCCCGTTTGAAGTCAAAATAGACCAAGACGGAGACGAAGACGGAACGATTAACGGGTACGGCTCAACATTCGGCAATGTTGACTCATACGGCGACACGGTAGCCAAGGGCGCGTTCAACAAGACTATTACGGAAGCAAAATCCGGCGTCGGACAATGGCCCGCGATGCTTTTGCAGCATGGCGGAATCACTTCCGAAGACGAAACGCCTATCGGCATTTGGACCGGGATGGATGAAGACGACAACGGCCTTAAATTGAAAGGCAAGATTGCCGTCAACACCACTCGTGGCGCAGATGCCTACAATCTTTTGAAGATGAAGCCGCGCCCCGCATTGAACGGGCTTTCAATCGGCTACATAGCGAAGGATTTTCAACTTCACAAATCAGGTTCAGGTCCGAACGGTGCGAGACGCACCCTAAAGGGCGTTGACCTTCACGAAGTTTCGCTTGTGACATTTCCCGCCGATAAATATTCGCGCATTGGCGGCGTCAAAACAGAACTCAATACAATTCGCGAGTTTGAAACCTTCCTGCGGGACGTAGGTGGATTCTCTATCGCGCAAGCCAAGGCTATTTCAGCCTCTGGCTACAAGGCAATCGCAGAACTTCGGGATGAAGCTGGCGATGTAGACGAAGAGGCGGCGGCTATTCAACAGAAGTTTGAACAGTTGGCCAAGTTCATCCGAAATTTATAATCCCAAGGAAAATTAATGCCTATCAAAGATACTGACACTTCCGTTAAGGAAGTGATGACCGCTATTGAGGAATTCAAGGCGACGAATGACGCTCGAATTGTTCAGCTTGAGAAGCGTGGCGAAGACCCGTTGACGGTTGAGAAGCTTGCGAAGATCAACGCGACTCTTGACGCACACGAAGCAAAGAATCAGGAAGTCACGATTGCTGCGGCGACTGCCAAGAAGGCTGTTGACGAAGTGGCACAGCTTGCGGAAGTCATTGCCAAGATCGAAGCCAAGATTGGCCGCCCCGGTGCGCTTGGCGCGACCGAAGACGAAGGCAAAAAGGCTTACAAGGCCGCGTTTGACTCCTATCTGCGCAAGACCGACAACGGAATCTCGCAGGACGAACGCAAGATTTTGCAAGAGTACAAGGTTCTGTTGGCCGGGAACGATACACTCGGTGGCTATTACCTTTCGCCCGCCGAAATGGCGACAGAGATTATCAAGCAAGTCATCTTGCAGTCGCCCATTCGCGCGATTGCTCGCGTGACCACGATTGGCGTTCAATCGCTCAAGCTTCCCAAGCGTACCGGCACGTTTGCCGCGACCCGCGTTGGTGAAGTCGCCGCGCGTACAGAGACGACAGGTTACACTACAGGTATGGTGGAAATCTTCGCCCCTGAAATGTACGCTGAAGTGCATCTTTCGGAACAGATGATTGAAGATTCGATGTTCGACATTGAATCCGAAATGATGCAGGAATTTTCGGAGCAGTTCGCGGTCAAGGAAGGCAACGAATTCACCGTTGGCACCGGCACGAACAACCAAGCCGAAGGGTTCTTGACTTCTACGGCTCTGGCTACAACGAACTTTTCGGGTTCGGCCACAACCATTGCGGACGCGTCGGGACAGGCTAACGGCCTTATCACGATGTTCTACAGCGGTTTGAAGACCGCTTACGCGAAGAACGCGACTTGGACTCTGGCTCGCCAGACTCTTGGCTCAGTTCGTAAGCTTAAGGACTCGTATGGCGATTACATTTGGCAGTCCGGCATTGCCGCCGACAAGCCGAACACCATTCTTGGTGCGCCTTACCTTGAAGTGCCCGATATGCCCCTTGAGGGCGCGGGCAACTACCCGATTGCGGTTGGTGACTTCAGCAAGGGATATCGCATCGTTGACCGGGTTCTGATTTCGGTTCTTCGCGACCCCTTCACCATCGCAGGCTCTGGCCAAATTCTCTATCGCGCCCGTAAGCGCGTTGGTGGTGCGGTTGTGCTTGGCGAAGCTATCGCCAAGCTTCAGTGCCACACCTAATAGAAAATCAGGGACGCGGCTAACGCTGCGTCCCGTTTCTATTTGCTTTTTTTGAATTGGAGAATTTTCTAAGTGGCTATCAAAGACCTTCACGATAATATTTTGGTTAAGCGGACCATTTCGCCTGTGGCGATTGGTACGACTGGCACGGGCCAGACCGGCAAGCCGGTTGATGTTCTTGGTTTCAACGCTGTTGAAATCGTCGTCAACTACGGTTCCGTCACTGCTACAGGCGCTGTGTTTACGGCGGCTGTGCAAGAGGGTGACGTCACCGGCACCATGACAGCGGTTGCGGCGTCCAACTTGATTGGAAACCAGCCGGGGCTTGCGTTGCAGGCAACTGCCCGCACGTCGGGCGTTGGTAAGAACTTCACCAAGCGAGTCGGCTATATCGGCCAGAAGCGTTATGTGTCCGTCAACGTCTCTTCGACGGTTACCGCTGGTACGCTTATCAGCGCTGACGTAATCGCTGCGGTCGCCGAGAACAAGCCGGTTGCGACATAATACTTAGCGCGAGCTAGGACTACAGCGGCGGGGCTTCGGTCCCGCCGTTTTCATTTCTAAACCGGTGGAGCGGTAATGCACATTTGTATTTTGGGACTCGGCCCATCGTTAGAGTCCTATGTTGATTTGGTTAAGAGGATAGGCGGACGATCCGCGTTCAGCGATGAAGTTTGGTCTATAAATTCGCTTGGCGATGTTATCCAATGCGACAAGATTTTTCATATGGACGATGTTCGAGTCCAAGAGATACGAGCGAAAGCCGAACCTGAATCAAACATCGCGAATATGTTGAAGTGGATGCGCAAGCATGCTGGTCCGATTATCACGAGTAGGACACACAACGATTATCCGGGGTTGGTTGAATTCCCGCTTGAAGATGTTTTGAACAAGCTTGGTTACGCGTACTTCAACGGTACCGCTGCCTATGCAGTCGCCTATGCGATCTACTACGGCGCGACAAAAATCAGTTTGTTCGGTTGCGACTTCACGTACCCCAACGCTCACCAAGCCGAAAAGGGCAGGGCGTGCGTTGAGTTCTGGCTTGGCGTCGCTGCGGCACGAGGAATCAAGCTGGCGTTACCAGAAGCAACGACGCTGATGGATACCAACGAGCCTGAAAACAAGTTCTACGGCTACGACACAGTAAACGTTCACATTGCACAAGAAAGCGAAGGCGGATTAGCGACCGTATCATTTACGGAGCGCGAGCCACCGACTGCCGAAGAAATCGAAGGCAGGTACGATCATTCGGTACACCCAAACAAATTAATGAGAGAAAAAAATGAAATTTAAAGTCCTAAAGCCGTTCCGACTTCTGAACGATTGGTTGCAGCCTGACGCCGTTGTTGAAGTTCGCGAAGACCTTGTTGAAGGTCTTTTGAAGGAAAAGTTCATTGGTCACGTCAACGACGCGCCAGTGAAGAAATAACTTTTGGAAGGGGAGTCCAATGTCGAACGTAAATGCAAAGTCGCGTGGTGAAACCACCATTGAACTAGTTGTCACTCGTGCGAACGGCACGGTTGAAAATCTAGGTGTCGTCTCTTACTGGCACCCGAATCCACTTAAGCGACTCGCGTGGCGGGTCAAGAAATTGTTTAAAGGAAAATAATAAGTGACTGCACAGGTTCAACAGACTGGCTTGGCCGCTATCACGGCCAATTTTGTTACTGCCGCCGTTTCAAAGTATCTGCAGTGGGGCACCGGAACAGGTGCAGTGGCATCTGCAACAGCGGTTACGACCACAACCACGACTGAAGCCCGCACAGCCGGGACCATGTCACAGGTCACTGTAACGACAACAAACGATACACTACAGGTAGTTGGCACGATCACAGCGGCGGGTGCGCGGGCTATTACCGAAGTCGGCGTGTTCGACGCAGTCGGAACAGGCTCGCCACCGACAACCGGAAATATGGATTTCTACGGAAGCTTCGCGGTTGTCAACCTTTCGACTGGTGACTCGATTGCGTTCACCGTCAAGGTAACTTGGACCTGATAAGAAAGATAACTCGTGGCATATTACGACGCGTTGATAGCGAAATGGTCAACCGCAACAAGCGGCACGACGCAACAGAAGCTTGATGCAATCAATGCGTTGACAGTGCCGGGGCCAAATGCCCCGGTGCCTGTCTTGCAGGTGATGACGTATCTTCGAACTAATAATTTGTGGATGGCGATTAAAGCCGCCGTCACAACCTCGCAGGGCGCCGCTGCGGCGGTAGATTACAACTCTGACCCGCGAGTCCAAACGTTAGACGTGTCCTTAGCAATCGTACAGGGGATGCTAGCGGACTTAGTCACTCATAGCCTTCTATCGCAGGCACAATCAGACGCAATCGTTGCGATGGGTACGCCACCGATTCCTTGGTGGCAGGCTAATGGATACGGCGAACCGATAGGCGTTGGTTTTCTAAACAACGCGGGGGGATTAGTCTGATATGGCCACGACACTTAAACCGATATACGGCGCGTCAGCAGCACTAACGATTACGCTCAATGCTCTTGCTTCGGATACCAATTTGCTAGCCGGTCGCTCGTCGTCCGTTGTGGATAACACGTCGAATTTGAGCGTTGATGAGTTGATTACTGGCGTCATTAAAACCGGCACGACTCCGACAGTATCTACCAATGTTCTTATCTACGCATGGGGCATTTTAGACGACACGCCGACATATCCTGATACGGTGACAGGCAGCGATGCAAATACAACGTTGACTTCTGCGAACGTGCAGCAATCAGGGGCGTTCAAATTGGCGGCTGTAATCACGGTTGACGCTACCACGGGCAGGACTTACCCATTCTCTTTCAGCCTAGCTGCGTTGTTTGGTGGCAATATGCCGAAAAAATGGGGAGTCTATGTCGTGCATAATAACGTGGCTGCATTAAATGCGGCTGGCAATGTAGTCTCACACATTCCGTTGCAATATCAGAACGTCTAAGGATAATACGTGCTTGAATTTAAAGGACGCCGGGCAAGATTTGACCCATCGCACCCGGCGTCTAGGGGAATGGCCATTGGGCGCGGCCTATCCTGCGTTGCCGCCGCTGGAAATATGGTCAATCTACTTTCTGGCCAAGCTGGCACCGTATCGGGAGCGCCGACAAAAGTTATCAAGGCGGTCATTGGACCGGCCACGAATTTTGCGACGACTTCAGACCAAGTTCAATTCAGTGGCAACAGCACCGCAGCGGCAGCTAATGCGACGTTCGCGGGCATATGCTCGTTTGATACTATCGGGAATTTCCAGTGTCTCTTAGACACAGCGCCGACAGGTGACCTCAATTTATTTGGCCTGATGAATACCGGCTTTTTGGGCATTTATTGCGGTGGATCGCAGGCAACCACGTTTGCGCCAGTAACGGGCGTTCCGTATTTTCTAGCGCTGACATGCGCGGGAACCAAGTTCAATTTTATTGCAGGCAATTTCCAAACCGGTAACGTTTTTACGCAAGCGCTTACGTCAGGCAATGCACTCTCTGCTCCGAATGCAACGCATGTTCTCGGTGACTCGCAATCGTCCTATCCATTAACTGGCTCGCTTGCGGCTGCAATGTGGTCGCCAACCGCGATTTCAGCGCAACAACTTTTGCAATGGTGGCAACAAGAGTTTAGTGGTTCAAGATCATTCTGGTATGAAAATCGCCAGATCAATAAAGCGATGGCATTTTCGCAAGCATCAATTGGTGGTGCAACGACAAACATAACCGTCACAGTGAGCAGTGTGGGTGCTGTAGTAACGGCTAAGATCGCTGGCAAGACTGTATTTATTACGTCTTCCGGTTCACCTTCGGTTATAAAAGCGGCCTCTAAGTTTATCAAGCTTAATTCAACCGGAGTCGTCTCTGCGTTAAAGTCAGTTGCTAAATCAATTCTTTTAACGTCTATCGGCGCTGTTACGTCTGTAGCCCAAAAGGTTAAACTCGTTGCCGTAAATATCGCATCTTCTGGCGCGGTATCTGTTTCAAAGGCTGTCAACAAAAACCTAACGGTCGCATCAACTGGCGCTGTGTCGCTTCTGAAGTCGATTGGCAAGAATATCACGGTTACATCTACGGGCGCTGTATCGCTTCTTAAGTCAGTTGGAAAGTCGATTATAATAACGTCGGTTGGCGTTGTTACGGCTGCTGGCATCAAGGTTCGAATCGTAATCGTCACGATTACATCAACAGGTGCTGTTGCTGTATCCCGTTCGGTTGCCAAGGTTGTGTCTATCACGTCAACCGGTGCAGTATCGTTCGCGCGGGCCATAAGCAAATCAATTGCCGTGGCTTCGAATGGTGCTGTATCTGCGGTCAAGTCTGTTGGCAAAAAGATTGCTCTGGTTTCAACCGGTGCGGTTTCATCAAGCAAGACTGTACTAAAGAACGTTGCCATAAACTGTGCCGGTGCTTTGTCGCTGGCGAAGTCAGTTGGCAAACGTGTTCTTGTTGCGAGCGTCGGCGTTGTTTCCGTTGTCGCTCAGTATATCAGCGGTGGTGGCGCTCACACGTACTTAGTTGCCGTGTCCATAGTCTCAACCGGTTCGGTTGCGATTAAGAAGAGTGTTGCCAAGACGGTTTCAATTTTTTCGTCTGGCTTCGTCAAGTGGCTTGTGCGGATTGTCAAGAAAGCAAACCGCGAATCTCTACCGCGCTCAACCAACGGCGAAGCAAAACCGCGTTCTAGCGGTTGGCCAGCCGCACCAAGGGAAGTCTGATGAAATCGGTTTTGATTGTTAACACGCCTGCCGATAGCTCAGATTTGACGGTGCTCGCGACAGTCAAGGCGGAACTTGGTCTGACTACCACCGCAGAAGACGCCAACATAGAGACTTGGATTGACCAAGCAAGCGGCGCTTGTGCAGCGTACTGCGATAAGGTGTTTGGACTTGAGACGGTTACGGAAACTTTTCGTAACCGCTTCTCTTATGTCTATCGGAATCAAAACAAGCTAGATTCGATTCAGTTGCAGCGTATTCCGGTTGTCTCGATTGTATCAATCGTTGAAGACACTGTTACGCTTGTTCAAGACACCGACTTTTGGTTAGACCCCGACGAAGGGCTTATATATAGGCTTGACACCAACCAAAACATTATTCAGTGGTCATTTACTCAGCTAACAGTCAACTATTCTGGCGGCTATGAATTGCTTGGTACGTTGCCGCAGAACGTCGAACGTGCTTGCATTATTCAGGTCAAGAGCCTGCGAAGTGATGCAACGCGAGACACGAGCGTAAAGCAAGAAACGATTCCGGGTGTTCTTTCGACAACGTACACCACCAACAACAGCGCTCTAAGCGTCAGTCTTGATCCTATCGCGGCCGGTTACTTAGACCCCTATAGAAATATAGGCGTTTGATGGCTAGCCAAATTGACGCGTTAGACAGGGCGCTAAAAGTAGCCGGTCAGTCAATCACGTTGCGTAAGGTTACCGGGACAACGTCGCAGACGTTCACCGATGTTATTTGCCAAGCCAATGTTCGCGGATATTCGCCGCAAGAGTTGGTTGGAGCGATCACGCAACAAGACTCCAAGGTCATCATATCTCCGACTGAGATAAACAGCGCCGTTTGGCCATATGCTCAATTCGGCTACATCAATGATGTTCGCGTACCAAGCAAGAATCGCGGCGACCTTGTCATTATCAATGGCCAGACGCGAACGGTTCAAGCCGCAGTCGGAATATACGTGCAAGACGTTCTTGTGAGGATTGAAATTCAGGTGCGGTAAAAAGGTGCGGTAATGTTGGCTGTCAAGTTTGAACCGATAGACCGCGACATTGAACTACTGATTAGCGATTTGCTTTCGAGCAAAGCGCAAAGCAAATATCTTGCAGACTTCGCAATAGAGAGTGCCGCAAATGCTGAAGAAAGCAACGCGGCTGTATTGGGAAGCCAAGTCGATTACACGACATTCGTTGACGGCATAGAAGACGCTAGCGAATTCGACGTTAGGCCAGACGGAACGATTGTTTACGAATTCAATCTTATTAACGAAACGCTAGCCTACATCGGCCAGCAACTAGAAATGAACTCGCCGGTTCTAACCGGTAGGTACAAAGCATCGCATACGCTTTTCGCGGACGGAATTGAAGTTTCTCAGGGAGTCAACATTCCCGCTGCGACGGTCTACACGTTCGTCAGTACCCTTCCGTATTCGAGAAAGATTGAACAAGGCGAGTCGCAGCAAGCGCCAAGCGGCGTTTATGAAGTGACAGCAAACCAAGCGCAATCGAAATTCGGCAACGTCGCTAAAATCAACTTCGTTGATTATGTCGGCGTCTACGGTGTCGCGGCGCAATCGCCCAACGCAAAGTATGGAAGGCATTCGACGTTGCAGCATAACAAGGCGGTCAACCGGTTTCCGGCAATTCAGGTACAGTTATGAAGATGGGGTTATAAGTGGCATCAGGTGCAGTGTTCGACGCCATCAGGTCTTACTTTGATGGCTCTGGCGGCAACGGGGCGTGGACGACAACGCCAATCCGTTGGGAGAACGAAGCGATTGACCCGCTGCCTGCGACCTTCGTTGACGTTGAAATGACCGGCACGGCATACGGTCAACAGTCAATAGGTGCCTCTCCGCAAGCCGCTAATAGGTGGGACGAAGAGGGGGTGCTTTGGCTTCATGTGCTCGTGAAGATCAATACGGGAGGCTCGCTTGTTCGAACATACGCCAAGGAATTGGCAGACTTGTTCAGGGGGTTGACGCTTCTGAGCAACAGCCTTGAATTTAGAGACGCCTTCATAGGTAAGGGCCAGACCGGCCACGAAGACGGCACATATTATCGGGTATCGGTTTACATAAATTGGAGACGCATTGACGCATGATTGTTCTGAAGGATTTTAAGACCACGAATCAGGTTTTCAAGGTTGGTGACGAACTTTACGACAACATTGAAAATCTTGAACATTGGGTAGCTGGCGAATTCGTCACGCTTGAAAAATTTGTTGGTGACTCAGCGACTCCGGTTGTTGCTGCACCGGTTGTAGCGACTCCGGTTGTAGTTACCGAAGTGCCAGCCGCTACATTCGCATAAAGGAATACGACAATCACTAGCTCAAATAGGTTACGTCTTTCGCTTGTGCGTGAGACGACACAAGGTACAACGCCGGTCACACCGCGTATGCGTACCATGCGGGTAACTGGCGAGTCGCTTGCATTCGCGCCAAACTTTATTGACTCTTCTGAAATCCGTTCAGACCGTATGCTTGGCGACCCCGTCAAGAACATGCAGGCTTCGACGGGCGGAATCAATTTCGAATTGTCGTATCCTCTCGACAATACGCCGATTTCAGAAGTCATCCGTTCGGCTATGTTGAATTCGTGGGTGAACACACCTACACTATTCAACGACACGACAGCTTCAAGCGTTATTACCGCTGCGGGCACGAGCACGTACACCGTAACCGCCGGCGGCGCTGCGTTCTTGGCTGGCATGATTTGCCGCGCTACAGGCTTTTTGGCCGCAGCCAATAACCAGAATTTTGTTGTTGCTAGCTCAAGCGCAACAACCGTTGTTGGTACTGCACTTGGCCTTACCACCGACGCTGCCCCGCTTGGCACTGCCAAGCTTAAGGTTGTTGGCGTTGCTGGTGCATCCGGCGATATCACAGCAACCGCGACTGGCCTTGGTTCGACGGCGCTCAATTGGACGACTCTCGGCCTTGCGGTTGGGCAGTGGATCAAGATTGGCGCGACGGCAACTACCAACCGGTTCGCTACAGCGGCGGTGAATGACTTCGCCCGAATTACCGCGATTTCTGCCACGGCTCTTACGCTCGACAACCTTCCCGCAGCGTGGGCAACCGATACAGGAACTGGTAAAACTGTCTGGATTTGGTTCGGTGACGAAATCAAAAACGGAATCACGCCTTCGTCTGTAACGATTGAGCGCGGCTTCCTTGGTCAAACGACACCTACCTATATCGTAAACACGGGTATGGAAGTCAACGACCTTACGACTACGATTACGAGCAAAGCGAACATTGTTTGCGTTGCGACGTTTATTGGCATGGGCGGTGGTGAATCTCAGGTTACTTTGAGCGCTACACCTGATGCTGTGACAACCGGCCTTGTGATGGCGGCTAACGCCAACGTTGGCCGTCTTGGTGTCAACGGCTCGCAATTGATTTCTCCTAATTGGGCGAAGTCGATTACGTTCGTTTGCAACAACAACCTTCGAACGATTGAGGCTGTTGACTCTACTGCACCCGTTGCGGTTCGCGAAGGCGACTGTACCGTTACCGGAAAGATGGATACTTACTTTGGCAACGATACCGAACTTGCGGCGTTCTACGCCGGAACAACTCGGCCAATCAACACACGCGTTGCTAAGAACAACCAAGCGGTAATCTACCAAGTACCTCGTGCGACGTACAAGAGCGGCGGCAATCCTTCAGCTAGCGCAAAGAACACTGACGTTATGGCGTCGTTCTCTTATCAATCAAGCTACGACAGCTTGACTGCGGCTCAGTATATCATTGACCGCATAGAGTACTACGAAGTCTAAAAGATACCGCGCTGCCGAACACGGCGCGGAAGAAATGCCTACCGCGTAGGTGCGCGGGATGCGGCTTGTGGCCGTGGCAACTATGGGGGGTGACTATGTCGGTAGTCACCCCTTCCAACCTCATAGATAACAGGAAAACCGATTCCAATGGCTATCAAGCTTGATTCAATTAAGAACAACGTCACCGCAGAACGCGAGGGCGACTATATCGAAATTCCCGAATGGCCCGGCGTGACTCTAGGAGTACGCTCGCTTGAAATGCCAGCGTACAAGATTGCGCTAGATATTCTGGTGCAGAAGTACGCGAGGAAGTACAAGGGCAAGACCGCGCCGCCGGATGTTCGCGATTCTGATATCGGCGGATTGCTTGCGGACCATGTTCTTTTTGACTGGAATGGTTTTGACCAAGCGTACACCGCAGAGAAGGCGAAGGAATTGATGACTTCGCCAGAGGGCAAGGAATTTGTTAAGCAGGTTCTTTGGGCGGCTCAACAGATTGCGGAAAGCGAAGTTGAGTTTGTCGCGGACGCGGTAAAAAACTTGCCGCCGCCTTCCGTTACGAACTAAACGAGAAGGCAACCGACGAATTCCTTTTGGAGTTGTCGGAAGAAGAATCCGGCGTACCGGAACCACAAGAGACTACCGCAGAGTGGCCAATATGGTCCGGCTATTTGCGGGCCGCGTGGCACTGTCTACGCGAAGACCGCTTCTACGGCTCAATGGGCGGCGTCGGCAGAATTTACTACACGGCTATTAGCCGTTACGCCGAAGACAACGGCATAGAAATAGAACCCTTTAACACGTTCATTCAAGCGATTGATGGCGAGTACGTTGTTTGGGCTGCAAAGAAAGCAGAACCACCAACACCACCGCAGGATTAAAATTACGTGGCTGATGAAGTAATCCGAAAACTAACTATCACCGCAACTAATACTGGTGTTGATGAAAATACATCATCACTTAATAAGCTTGCAGATGCCAGCACAAACCTAGCGACGATCACTGACACCAACGCGACCCGCGCACTTTCTGCAGAAGCAGCTTGGAACAAGCTGAACGCGTCACTAGACCCGGTTGCTAAGTCGCAGGCTGCGATTGAAAAAGCCACCACGACTCTTAATGCGGCGCTTGACCAAGGTGTTATCAGCCAAGATCAATACAACGCCAGTCTTGGCCAGTTGAAGGACAAGTACAGCGACGTTAACGCTGCCAATAGCGATGCCAGCAACAGTTTCAATCTTACAGGCGTCGAAGTAGCCAGCGCAGCAAATCATATCAGGCAGGCTGCGGAAGCGGCTTACCTACTGTCACCGGCCTTTAGGGCGATGGTGAATCCGGCAATCGTCGCCGGTATATCTGCCACAGGGTCTGCATTGGCGGCTATGGGGCCGACTGCGGAAGTTGTTGGCGTTGCCGTAGCGTCTAGGCTCGTGCCAGCGCTATCTTTGCTGTTGAGGATTGCCGGGCCGATTCTTCTTGTCGTTGATGCAATCAAGCTTGTTGAATTCGCTTGGTCATCGGCGAGCGACCAAATCGACAAATACAATACGCTTTCAGTCACGGCGACAAAGGACGGCGTTAGCCCGGAATTTCTTCAAGCTTTCGGTAAGGCGTGGGAAGACCTTGGCGGAAAGATTTCTGACGCAACGGAACTTGTAAACAAGTTTAGCCAGACAAGCGAAAGCAAGCTTGGTGGCAGCGATCTTATGAAGAAGATCGACTCGCATATTGACGCTGGAAATTTGGATCAAGGTCAGGGCGTTGACCTTTTCAGCAACGCAAACGATACCGAATCCAGAATGCGGGCCATCGTCACCTTGATGGACGAGCTTGTTTCACAGAACAAGATTCTTGCGGCTATCGACATTTCAGAAACCGCGTTCGGCCATACAGCTACGGAAAACTTTCGGCAGAATACCAATTATTTCAAAGATATTCTTGAGAGTGCTGACGAAGTAGCTTCGAAGAAGCTTGTCAACCCTCAAGACGTTATCGACGCAACCAACCTAAAGAATCGATATGACGACGCTGTAAAGATTCTTAGCGAGCAATGGATTCCGTTTCAGGCAACTATCACTTCTGCCGGAATGGGTATGCACTCAATTTGGGTGACGATTGTTGAAGACATCGCTTCAGCGTTCACGGGGCTGGTAAACATCGGCAAGGCAATTTCAGATTGGAAAATGCCAACGTGGTTTACTTCACTGTTGAGTGCGATGGCTGCGGCTGGAATCACCGGTGTTGCACCGGCTGTAAGTTTGGTTGGCGGCGCTATAGCGGATCACTTCTCAGGCGCTCAAGCACCAAATCAACAATTTGGCGCGGGTAGCCCAACGGATGCGCAAAGGCAGGCTGGTCTCGCCAAGTTGCGTGCCGGAATGCCTAACAACACCGATACGTCCAATGAGCTAAACAAGCAAACGAAGGCACAGACTGACGCTAACGATGCTGTTGACCGCGCGATTAACACGCTGACAAGGCATGTTGAACAGCAAGAAGCCGACACGAAGGCTATCGGCCTTGGTGACGGTGCGCTTGCTCAATTCCGCGCCGAAGCCGCAGAGACTGCGGCCATTCAAGCAAACGGCGGGAAAATAACCGATCAGCAGGCGGACGCGTTTCAGGACTTGCAAGAGAAAGCAGGCTTGGCTGCGGACGCGTTAGCGAAAGCTAAGGTTGCTTCGACTATAAGCCGGGGTTCGCAAGAAGCGTTTCTTTCACCCGCTGATGTTGCTATCGCAAATCAGTTGAAGGGAATCTATGGCGACGACATTCCTGCGGCGTTGAAGTCTTCGCAAGCCGAAGCGCTTCGCATGAATGATATTCTGAAGACCATCAACACCACGGCCCGTACTTCGGTTGCAACGTTCGCCAATGATTTGTTGCAGGGAATCGAAAGCGGAAAATCAGCGTTGCAGTCGCTGGAAACGGCTGCGGCTTCGTTGGGCAAAACGCTTCAAACTGCTGGCCTAAACAGTCTTGTGAACACTGGCATAAGTTCCCTTACGGGTTCTGGCGGCGCTGCGGCGTCTCTTGCGGCTGGCGGCACAGCGGCTGCGGCTGCGATCACCGCAGCCTGCACGGCTGGCGGTACGGCTTTGGCTACGGGTGGCGCTGCGGCTGGAACAGCCATTACAGCCGGTGGCACTGTTGTTGCGGTAGACGGCACGGTTGCAGGGGCAAGCGTTGGTGTCGGGGGCGCAACCGCTGGCACAGCCCTTGCGGCTGGCGGCGTAGCTGCCGGTTCGGCGCTATGGGGACCAATCGCGGCGCTCGCTGCGGTGGTTGCCGGTGCTGGCCTGTCATTCCTTGGCGGCGGAAGTAGCTCTAAGGATGCAGCGAACACTACGACGGCCAACAACACTGCGCAGATAAATTCGTCTGCGCTTAGTCGGCAACAGCAAGACCAATATGACACTGCAAGCGCTCAACTATCTATGAGCGCCGATCCGAATTCGCTGCAAAACCAACTTGCGGCGTTCGATTTGCAGTCTAACCAGAAGCGTCAAGCCGAGGCACAAGCTGGTAACGGTGCCATCGTTGAACTTGAACAATCGCTAGCCGCGCAACGGCTGGCTATCATTCAAAAGTCAAATGATGCAATCACCAAGACAATGAACGACTATCTGAACTCGATTAAAACCGGTTCGTTGTCAACGTTGTCGGCTGGTGACCAAGTTGCGTATGAACAGAATCTGTTCAACACACAATTGGCAGGCGCGAAAGGCGGAAATTCTGATGACCTTAGCGCACTGACAACGACAGCTTCGGCTTTACTGACTCTTGCACAAAACTTCTATGCGTCCGGCACAGGATATGCTGACACGTATAATCAGGTGACAAGCGCTATCGCTTCACTTGCGGGCAATCCTAGCCCGCCTGTAGCAAAAGACTCTGGCGCAACTAGTTACACGGTAGATGGTATAGCTACAAATACTTATGACGGTCACGGTAACCTTCAAACGAATACCATTGCGGCTTTCGCTGGCGGCGGCGTTGTTCAAAACGGTATTTACGGTGTCGATAGTGTCACGGCAAAGCTTGCCGGTGGTGAGCACGTCACAAAGGCCAGTAGCGTAAACTCTGGCACCATTGGAGCGTTGAGCTACATCAACAAAACCGGACAAGCACCGGGCGGAAACAATAGTGAAGTTGTTCGCGTGTTGACACAAGGCTTCAACGGTCAAACTCAAAAGTTATCCGATAAGCTTGATGCTATCGCAGACCGCATAAGCCGCGTTGAAAACGTCACGCGCATTTCAGTCAACCAACGGCGTGTGCCGGGGACGAAGCACTAAATGGCATCTATGACTTCATATCTGGAAAAAAAACTTCTAGATCACATGCTAGGCATTTCTTCCTTCACAATGCCAACGACTGTCTACGCTTCGTTACATACGGCGAGTCCGGGTCAATCCGGCTCGCTGACTAACGAAGTGTCTTCAACGTCTAGCGGATACGGAAGAGTTGCTATTACAGCGAAGATGAACGCAACAGACCCCGTATCTGGAATTTCTGTTAGCAACGCAATCATCTTATACGGCCCCGCAACAATCAATTGGGGGACTATCAATTACATTGCTATCAGCGATGCTTTAAGCGGCGGCAATATGTTGATGTATGGCGCGCTGACAATTGCGCAGACGACTCCAATCGGTGAGTCCGTGCAGTTTTCCGTTGGTCAATTCATCGTGCAATTTTCGTAAAGGTAAAACACAGTGGCTTCTTACCTAGATAATTGCAGATTCACGCCTACTCTTGGCGGTACGACAGATTGGGTATACTCGGCTGCTGTTCCGGGCTGTCAAAGCCCAACAGCGGCTAACGCCGTCAACGGCACTGTGTATCGTTATCGCGCTGAAAGCCAAGATTTGACGCAATGGGAAATTGGTTATGGTGCTTACAACTCCGGCACAGGAACATTTCCTAGAACAACGATTCTGTTCAATTCTTCCGGCACGACCGCTGCAATAAACTTCAATACCGTTCCGCAAGTCGCAGTTGTCGCGCTGGCAGAAGATTTGCCTTCGTTGTCTGCGGCTACCAACACGTTCACAGGGGCGCTTGCCAGCGCTTCTGTGGCAGCAACTGGTGCTGTGTCGGGGGCGACGGTTGCAGCAACCGGCTCCATTCTATCAACCGGAACGACGGGCGTAGGCTATGCAACGGGCGCGGGGGGCACGGTTACACAGATAACCAGCCGAACGACTGGCGTTACGCTAAGCAAGATTTCAGGTGCCATCACGTTGCTAGCGGGTGCTCCGGTTGTTGGAACGTGGGTTTCGTTCATCGTTACAAACACATTGGTTGCCGCAACCGACACCATTATTGTTTCAGTTAAGTCCGGCACGAACACCTACATTGCGTTTGTAAGCGCTGTTGCTGCGGGAAGCTTCCAAATAAGTTTCGATTCAATCTTGGGAACAGCTTCGGACAGCCCCGTGATAAATTTCGCAGTCATAAAAGCGGTCAACGTGTAATGTCATTATTGGGATTTGATGCCGTTGGCCGTCGCGCTATTACGCAATTTACTGTGTTTCAGTTGGCGACTGCGACAGTTTCCAGCGGTTCGAATCTTACGGCAGTGCCAACGTCTAGGTACAAACAAATACTTTCAGAACCGATGCAGAAATTGATTTTTACAGCGGAAATATCACCGTGGACTTTGGCATAGGATAAGCAATGTTTGCCGCTGGCGCATTTTCCGAATTACCTGAATCGGATATCAAGAATACAACGTTTTGGGGATATGTAACCTCAAACCTTAGCGTGTCACGTGGCTTCAATATTTATGCGGCAACAACTGAATTCACGACTCAGTCAACGGACACTCTTGCTAGCCAACCATTCTTCGGCACGCTCGCGCAACCTATTAGCTTTGTCAGAACGTTGCTAGGTGGCACCAACCTTGGCACGTTCACGGCGGGTACTGGCGAACTCGATTTAACAAATACCGATGGCCAATACGATTTCTTGATTCAGGGACTCGCAATCGACGGAAGAAATATTTCAGTAAAGATCGGTAGGCCAAGCGATCCTTACAATAATTTCTATACCGTGTTCTCTGGCACAGCTTCAGATTGGTCGGTTGAAGAAGACTTGGTAAAAATCTTCCTTATAGATAATAGCTACAGGCTAGGTGTCACCCTTCAACCAAACCTTTACGGCGGCACGGGCGGTTCTGACGGCGGAACAGATTTATTCGGCAAGAGAAAGCCGCGTGCATTCGGGTACGTAAACAACGTAAGCCCTCCGTGTGTTGTGCCAGCTTCGCTTATCTATCAGGTCCATGACGGTTCTGTTTCAGCGATAACAGCCGTGTATGATCGTGGTTCGGTGCTGACGTTCAGCGCTGACTACGCGACATATGCTTTGCTAGCCGCAGCGACTATAGCTGCCGGACACTACGGAACGTGCTTGGCTCAAGGATACTTCAGGCTCAACACAGCACCGACAGGAACGATTACCGCAGACGTTAGCGGAGACAACACGGGCGGTGTATTTGCGTCAACGTCAACCGATATCGTAAGGCGCATTGTCTCGACGACGGGAACGGTTGGCGACCCTAGCGGACTCTATCTTCCGTCATTCATTTCTGTTCTAGCCGCGCAGCCCGCTCCTATCGGGTATTGGGTTGCCCCGGATTCAACAAATACTATTGCGGACGCTCTAGCTAATATCATGGGGGCGATAGGGGGATGGGCTGGCTTCAGGCGTTCCGGTCTTCTTGATGTTGGGATTGTATACGGGCCTTCAGGCAGAATTCCAAATGCGATGTTCGACAGAACAGACATTTTTGAAATAAGCCGCGACCCGTTGCCAACCTCTCTTTCCCCGCCGCCGTACAGGCAGCGTTGCGCTTACCAACATAATTGGACGGTTCAAACGGATATCGCGGGAAGCGTCGGGGCAACTCGCACAAGCTTTCTTGCGCAAGCCGACAGGTATTCGGAGTCGGTAAATACCAACGTTCTTTTGAATCATCCGTTCGCGATAGATCAAACGCCAGTGGCCAGCTACTTTCTAAATCAATCCGATGCACAGGCAGAGTCTGACAGACTGTTAGCTTTGTTTTCCAAGAACGCTGCGCTTTATCGCTTCAAGGTTGGATACCAGCCGTTTGCGTTAGACCTTGGCGACGTTGTCAACGTCACTTACCCGCGTTGGGATTTGACTGTTGGAAAGAACCTACAGGTGTTGGAATTCACCGAAGACGCGCAAGCGGGTACAATTGAAATGGTTGGTTACGGATAAATGAGCAACAACGCATATATTGCATATACCAACCTTGCAGACAGCGCGGCACTTCTAACCGCGTCGTCAGCAACCATCCTCTTACCGATTTCAAATTTGAACGTTCCGCACATCGCTAGAAAATGGCGCGGCCAAGGTGGCGCAACTGATAACTTTGTGTTTGACCTTGGTGCGTTGAATACAATCGACACCGTAGCGATTTTCGGAATCACTGGAACGCAGATACGCACACGAATTTCTAGCGTTGATGCCACAGGCGCTGCGGGCGATCTTTACGACACCGGAACGATTGCCGTTGACCAAAACTATTTGTCGTCAATAAACCTGATAACGACTGGCGCGGTATCCGGCAGGTACGTCCGCGTTGATATAACCACGGCTGGCGCATACGTCGAAGCTGGTCGGTGCTTCATCGGCGCTCGTACTCAATTCTCGTACAACTACGTAGCAGGATGGTCGCGGCTTTGGAATGACCGAAGCGTAAAGACAAAGACGCGCGGCGGACAAACTCAGGTTTGGAAAGATAACAAGTATCGTTCAATTGACGTATCGTTTGATTTTCTGATGCAGGCCGACAGGGACGGCTTCGTTGAAACAATAGACATGATTAACGGATACGGAGTCGATGTTCTTTTCATTGCTAACCCATCAAGCACAAACCTTTCCAAAGACTCAATTTGGGGAATGATTTCGGCCATGACGCCTGTAGTGCAGCCGTCAGTAAAGACTTTCACTAAGCAATATCAAATCGAAGAAAGACTCTAAGTAAATGGCTTTCGTTCTAGCAGACAGGGTAAGAGAGTCTTCAACAACAATAGGTACAGGCGCAATAGCTCTAGGCGGCGCTGCAAACACGTCTTACCAGCCCTTCAGCGGCGTAATGAGTATTGGCGACACTTGTTGGTATTGCATGGTACTTCCCGGTTCGGCTTGGGAAACAGGAAACGGAACCTACAGCGGGGCTAGCACACTGACTCGAACGTCGGTAATTGCCAGCAGCAACGCAGGCGCTCTTGTGAATTTCGGGGCTGGCACCAAGGACGTTTTCATTTGTCAACCGGCGCTGCCTTCGAAGGCGTTCCCAACCGGGACGTTGATGTTGTTTCAACAGACGGCTGCACCAATCTATTGGACTAAACAGGTAACGCACAACGACAAGGCACTTCGCGTTGTGTCTGGCACGGCATCGTTCGGCGGAACAAACGCGTTCTCAACAGTGATGGCGCAGACGACGGTTGGCAATACAACGAACACGCAATCTACGTCACCGTCTCACACGCACACAGTAAGCAACGGACAGGGCGGCGCGCAGTTTAATTTCGCGTCTGGCGGCTCGCAAGGCGGTCAAATTCAAGTGGTAACTACAAGTTCAATCGGAAGCGATGCCCCGCATAATCACACGATTGCGTTGTCTGTGACCTATGTTGACCTGATTATCGCCTCAAAAGACTGACGCGAAAATGATTATAGCACAGACTCTTCCGCAGACGAACTTCGGAAGATAGCAAACTTTTACAGCATTAATTGAGGATAAAACATGCGAGTTACTATTGTTGCCGACGACAGCAAAGTAGTCGTTGAGGGAATGCCGGAATGCGTTGATCTGTCTTCACTTGAAGAAGACGTTCACGCTGTCCAATGGTATGGCACGGTTGGAGAAGTAGAGTTTAAGCAGGACTATATCAACAACACGCGCGCTCCTAACGAGCGTATCACTGACTTCACGCCGTATCAAAAGTTCGTAGACCTTTGGACGGTCGAAGCCAAAAAGGAACTTACGGTACCCCCTGCAGCATCGGTGCCAAATGCTTCCTGATAAAAAAGTAAAATGCCCTTACACGGGTTTCAAAACGTCATGCTTTGATGGCGTTACAAAGCATTTATGCCCGAAGTGGATTCACGTATTGGGCGCTGACCCAAACACGGGCGAGCAAGTTAACAAATATGCGTGTTCGGACTTCTGGATTCCAATGCTTCTAATCGAGAACTCTCAACAGCAACGCCAGACAGGCGCCGCAGTCGAAAGCTTTAGAAACGAAATGGTGAAAATCAATAACGGCCCGGTGTTGCCGCCGCCGGGTCAAGCAAGGATGATTGAAGGTAGATGATAAAAAAGATTTGGATGACTCTGGCCGCCCTTTTAGTGGCGGCTTTTTTATTGCCTACAATAGCAAAGGCAGAAGTCGCAAGCTACTACTACGAGGGAAAGCGCACCGCCAATGGCGAGCGCTTTAACCCTGAAGGAATGACAGCGGCTCACCGAACATTACCGTTCGGAACAATGGTCCGCGTATGCCGCGACTCCTGCGTAATAGTTCGAATCAACGACCGTGGCCCATTTATTCGTGGCCGAGATATCGACTTGTCGCGCGGCGCTGCACGAGCCATCGGGCTTATCGGCGTTGGTGTAGGCAAAGTCTCAATGCAAAGGATTTAATAAATGAGCCAATGGCCGCATGACGATGCACGCTCGCGTGCAGCCTTCTACGGTGACCCTGATAGGGGCGAACCGGGAAGGCAATTAGTACCGGTTACCCCACCGTTCCAAATGTATTACGACGGCAAGCCTATTGCGCACGTCATGTTTCACCGCAAGGCCGCGTCGGCACTTTCCGCTGTGTTCAACGAAATTTGGGAACACTGCGGTAAGGATCAAGCGAAAGTAAACGAGTCAGGCGCGTCTGATTTCTGCGGTTCTTATAATCCTAGAAAGATTCGCGGTAGCTCTACAGTATGGTCTAACCATGCTTACGGCGCTGCAATCGACTTGAACGCTAAGGCTAACGCGATGGGTAACCATCACGGCACAATGCCTGCGTTTATTGTTGCTGCGTTCGATAGGCAGGGCTTCAGGTGGGGAGGGCGCTACAAAGGCCGTCCCGATTGGATGCACTTTGAAGCTGTTGACGCAGGAAACGTTGCACCTGTTGGCTTCATGCCGCAGGCAGATAGCGACAGCGACGAACAGCAAGACAACAACGAGACATATCAGTGTGACGTTCCAGAGTCAGAGCCTACAAGCACGCCTTGGTACAAAAAGGCTTGGTCTTGGGTTTCTGGCGGCGGCGTAGGTGCTCTTGGTGTCGGCGGATCGTGGCTTAGTGGCGTAACGCCTCTTACGATTGTCATTATTCTTGGCTTCGCATTCGCGGTGTTCTGCGTCGTGTGGTTCAGTAAGAAGGGCCACGGATGGTAATGGCAACGCTAGCCTATCTAGGCTCACATTGGGTTCTTGTGATTGTTGTAACCCTCGTTGTCGCTGGTCTAGGAGTTGCTGCATATATTCTGAAAAATTTGAAATTTGCGCTGGCCGCAATCGTGATTGCTGTATGCGGCTTCGCATATCAGGGCGCGGTAACGTCAGGCATTCAAGATCAAATGAATAAGGACATCGCTGCACAGGCAGATTTGTACAAGGGGCGGCTCAACACATTGAGCGATCTTGCACTTAAGAACGCGGCACAAGCAAAAATCGACGCAGACAAAATTGCAGAATTGGAAAGTAAGGCTAGTGAAACTCCTAAGAATGATGGCGCTTGCTTTGATGCTGACGCCGCTAGGCGGGTGTCTAACATCGGGAAGCAAAACCGCAAGTCAGTTGCCACCGGTTCCTTCGGACATTCAGGTTTGTTTTTCAAAGGGAGTCGGTAACGTCCCACAAAAAGCATTGAACATTGCCGAAGTTGAACAGCTTTGGAAAAATGACCGCGTGCGAGTTGTCGTGATGCAGACATGCGGCACGCGGTTCTACCAGTGGTACGAAGACCTACGGGTAAACTGGAAATGAGTATCGTAGAAATCGCCGCGCTGTCTTTGATGGTGACGTTGGGCGCATTAGTCGTAGGTTGGGTTTGGACAATCGCAAACCGTATCTCGGCTGTAGAATTGAAGGCTGATGCGGCCGCGTCACGCGCAGATGCGGCAGGCATCAGCGTTGCGATACTTTCGCAAAAGGTTGAAAAAGTTTCAGACGACCTTTCTAGGCACCGCGAAGACGTGGCTAAGGAATACGTTTCATTCAATCACATGGTTGCTCTTGAAAACAGATTGGTAGACGCCATCACGGGACTCGGAAACCGTATTGATGGGCTTTTTACGCGGGTGACGCACTCCTAACTTGTCGGGCCACCTTGAAAAGTGTTCCTAAAACAGGTACACATTCCTTACTCAAAAAATGGGGTTCCATGTCAACGTCGCAAGAGTTGAGCGAAGAACTATGCCAACTGGCTGTAGTAGCACTTACGGAGCACGGTTCACAAACCGCAGCCGCATCTGCTTTGGGCATTGCTAGGAGTACGTTTCAAAAGAGACTTAAGCGGGCCGCTGAACGCGGCATGATGCTTGACCACCCACCGGCCATGCCGGGCTTTCGTATCTCGCGCGTCAACGACGGACCAAACGGTAAGTCGGTTGAGCAGAAGCCGGAACACGGCGAAGTCTACACGCCACCTTTCGACCACGTCGTAAAGAAACTCTCTGTTCTCACCAGTGGTGACGGCAGAGAGATTCTACGATGGACGAAAAGCGACTTAGAAGCGCAAGCAGCCATCGCAGCAATCCGCACCGTCGTTGATGAACTTAAGAAAGACCTTCCCCGTATTAATATTCCGGCAGGCCCCGCGTACCTCAATGAAGATTTACTGAATCAGTTTACTATTACCGATCTCCACATGGGAATGATGGCTTGGAAGGAAGAAACAGGAGTCGCGGACTACGATCTTAAGATAGCTGAAAAGCTTCTTCTTGATTGGTTCTCTGCGGCTATCGCAATGTCACCACCGGCAAAGTATGCGGTGTTTGCGCAGATTGGCGATTTCATGCACCACGACTCGCATGAATCAGTTACGCCAACCCACCGGCACATCTTAGACGCAGATAGCAGGCTTCAAAAGATCATTAGAGTCTGTGTTCGAGTCAACCGTCAGATTATCGCAATGTTAGCTTACAAGCACGAGCATGTGCATGTGATCTACGCGGACGCAAATCACGATCCCGCCTCGTCGGCTTGGATGCGTGAATTGCTTCACACGATGTACGAAGACGAACAGCGTGTGACAATTGATAACTCACCCGGCACGTACTATGCCCGCGAGCACGGTAGAACCGGGTTGTTCTATCATCACGGCCACAAGAAAACCATTAACGACTTGGCGGAAATGTTCGCCGCGACGTTCAGGGAAATATTCGGACGTTGCCTACAATGCTATGGACACACCGGCCACAAGCATTCTGACGAAGTCAGCGAGAGTCCGCTAATGAAGGTTGAGCGTCATAGGACACTTGCGCCGCCAGACTCCTACGGTAGCAATTGGGTATCTGGTAGGGATGCCAAGGTTATCACCTACCACAAAGAGTATGGCGAAGTAGGGCGCTCTATTATTTCGCCGCGCATGTTAGCAGCCAATGACAACGCGCCGCTAGCGTTAGCCGCGTAATGGAAGAGTGTCGCATATATCTTTCGCCGCGTGATGAATCAATTTTCTGTCTGGTTTCGCCAGAAGATTACCTTTGGGCTTTGCAATGGAAATGGCAATTCACATTGGACCGTCACAAGGTCAAAATGTATGCGACACGTTCGACGTGGGAGTTTGGTCGGCGCAAAAAGATTTACATGCACAAGGCGATTTTGTCTGAACGCATGGAGTCTCAGCATCCTTCACCGGCTCACCACATAGGAGACCACGGAGATTCAGATTCGCTAAACAATAAGCGCGGCAATCTTGAATGGGTGACAGCTATTGAGAACGCAAGCCGCAAACGCTCAATCCGCTGGCGACATTTGCCAGCCAACGACAACACAGAACATTCCAAGGCAGCATGACATTTGAGCTACAAGATTCGGGAGATAGACGGCGGCGATAACGCCGACATTTTAGCAGACATTCACAAAACCTGTTTCAAGGACACCGCGAAGCAAGTTGATTACGAACAAGGTTATTGGTGGCTGGCATACAACGATAAAGAGCCTGTTGCCTTCGCTGGCATCACGCCAAGCACATTGGGATTCAATACAGGTTATTTGAAACGCGTTGGCGTATTGCCGGAACACAGAGGACAAGGTCTACAAAAGAGGCTCATTAGAGTCCGCGAAGCGCGAGCTAAGAAACAGGGTTGGTCAAGAATCGTAACCGATTGCACAGACAACCCGGCCAGCGCCAACAGCCTTTACAAGGCAGGATACAAGATGTTCACGCCAACTTGGCCGTGGGCCTTCGACAACAGTTTGTATTGGACAAAAAATCTTTAGAGGAGAAAGAGTTTTGCTATACCGAACACCTTGCATCTACATCATAGGGTCATTGCGCAACGAAGCTATTCCACACGTCGGCAACGCAGTTCGTGCGGCTGGCTTCGAAGCGTTCGATGACTGGCACGGCACCGGCCCGAAGGCTGATGACCATTGGTTTGAATACGAGAAGCTACGCGGTCGCACGTACACCGAAGCGCTAGCTGGCAGGGCTGCGCAAAACACGTTCGCTCTTGATCGTGACAACATCATGCGAAGCGAAGGCGTGATTATGGTTCTTCCGGCTGGCAGGTCTGGCCATATGGAATTTGGTTTCGCTCGCGGTCGCGGCATCCCCGGCGTCATCCTGTTGGATAAGGAACCGGAGCGCTACGACGTGATGTACAATTTTGCTTCGAAGATCACATACGACGTGAAAGAAGCCGTTGAGTACATCACGAGTCAATTACGGGTGTCGCAATGAATCCAAATAGCAGGACAGCTTACTACTTCGATAATCAGCCGATGGCTCACAGCTTCTCACCGGGCGGCATGCCAGCGGCGAACGACAACAAGCCGACATTTTCTAACGCACTATATGCAACGCCGCTGAACGATCTTGCACGGCGCTGCCGGGAAGGCGATAAGAAATTTGATTTCAACATAGAGACTGGCGAACCAATCGTACGCAATACTGGCGAATGGTTTATGCTGATTGTTTCCGAACTGTCGGAAGCGTTCGAAGGTGCGCGCAAGAATCTGATGGATGACCACTTACCGCATAGGCGTGCAGTCGAAGTTGAGCTAGGCGACGCTCTGATTAGGCTACTAGCCTATGCGGCGCGGGAAGGCTTGGACCTTGACGGAGCAGTAGACGAAAAGCTGACGTATAACGATACCCGCAAAGACCACACACGGGAAGCGCGGTTAGCTCCAAACGGAAAGAAGTGGTGAAAATGAAAATATATGTAGCCGGAAAAATGCGCGGCCTTCCTGATTTTGGTCATCGCGCTTTCAGGGACGCTGCTGACAAATTTCGTTCAGAGGGGCACGAAGTATTTAACCCTGTTGAGGAGTGCGAACGAATTTATGGCGACAACGTCTACAAGAACAACCCGGAGGGCGACGAGTCCAGAGCGGGCATAGACCCTAGAGTCGTGTTCGGAAATGATATGGCTTTCATTTGCGATCACGCTGACATTGTCGCTTTGCTGCCCGGATGGGAAACCAGCAAGGGCGCTATTGCCGAAAAGGCTGTTGCAGATGCTTTGGGCCTGAAGGTGATGTTCCTATGATCGTAGGAATTGCGGGGGAGGCGGGTTCTGGCAAGGGTACGGCTGCGGAAGTGTTGGCAGAACGCGGATACATTAGGGGGAAATTCGCCGGGGCGTTGAAGGAAATGCTGCGAGCGCTGTTGCACTATCAGGGCGTTCAACAGATAGACCGATACATTGAAGGCGACTTGAAAGAAGTTCCAAGCAAGTATCTTGGCGGTAAGTCACCGCGTCACGTCATGCAATGGTTAGGAC